GGAACAGTCTTAGAGTTACTCTACGGCTGGTTGCCACTGATGGGCGATATCTATTCGGCAACAGAAGTGTTGTCGCGTCCGATTCGTCCAAAGATGTTGCATGCGAAAGTCAGAAACGTTGAGTACTTTCCCACCTCTGTTAGATCCAGCGATGGAACTAACAAGTGGGAACATACCCAGCTTGACCGACTCGAGCAGCACATCACAATCAGGGCACTTATCGAGATTCAAAATCCAAACTTGGATCTCGTTAACCGATTGGGTCTGATCAACCCAATGACTATTCTTTGGGAAGTGATTCCTTTCAGCTTCATAGTTGACTGGTTTGTCAACGTCCAAGACTTTCTTGGCTCGATGACAGACTTTGAGGGTGCCATTCTAAAGGACCCTCACAGAACAACCTTCACAAAGTGGCGGCGTAGTCGGCGTGAGTTCACCGATTACAATTACAATAGCCCCGTGTGGTCAGGTCCCCCCAGTTATTTTCCGTTTCAACGGTATACTGGTACAAAGACCTGGTCCTACTCGGGTGTTTATTGCAAACGCATCACCGGGTCCATTCCTGGCCCATCACTCGTCATGCAAGGGGGAAACCCTTTGTCCTTTAGGCGCGCTCTTGCAAGCGTTGCCTTATTACTTCAGCAACTTCATTGAAGCTCTGCTGTAACAATCGCTCTTAGAGCAAGGAGGGCTAATGCCCGACATGATCGCAATGACGGTCAAAAAGGCCGATGGTACGACGGATATCACCTACGCAAAGGTGTCACCGTCGAGTGGTGACAACACCGCTGCCAAATGGCGCAGCCCTGTGGGCACGGCTCCGGCTTTTAAAGCCGAGCTTTCTGTGAAGTCGTCTCCGAATGCGGCAGGTTCTGTCCGCAGGATGGAGGTCAACTTCAAGTTCCCGCAGGTCGTGACGGCCGGCGATGGGTCCGAATCGGTGTCGAATACGCTGAGATTTCAGCTTGTGGGAACCCTCCCACAATCGATGCCGCAGACGCTTCAGGATGAGGCGGTGCACCAGTTCTTGAACTTGTGCTACCACGCTCACATGAAGGCTCAGTTCGTTGAAGGCTTTGCTGCCTCTTAACAAACGGAGTACCCTCGCATGCTGTCTTCTCTTCCAAGTGACTTGGAGAGAGTGTACGTCAAACTGCTTGACGCACTCGCCACGCCTACAGCTATGGTCTGTAAAGACCATGTGAAGAACTGTAGGTGGGACGACTTGACTAAAATGTCAGTCGATCCTCTTGCATATACGGACTCGGAGAGTTATTTCCGAGACCGTGCTGCCGTAGACTTCCTACGGAAGTGCAAAGACCTTGATACGACTCACGAGCGGGAAACCGCCGCGGAAAGTAACTTCGTCCTTGCTGAACAGCAGTGCAAGAAGGCAAACCAGCGACTAGACATTCACTTCTCTGAGGGAACCCTGGATCGTTTAGACGACCAGATTGGAACCCCAGAAGGTGCGTGTGCTCGGCTCATCGCCGAGGCGCGTAAAGAAATGTCGAACTTACTGGGCCGGGCACCGAAGACCTTCTCTGGTCAGTTCGGGCCGGGTGCCACCTATGGCGACAGGGGTCTGTATACCACGGTCCCCGATAAGATGTCATCTAGACCCACCCTCACCTCATCAGCGGTGTACCACCTTTTTCCTTGGTGTGCTACACAATGGGGTAAAACCTGTAACGCTGATGGTCGACAATTAGAGTTTGTGCGTGGGAATCGTTTCACAACGGTCCCGAAGGATTGTACGAAGGACCGCGGCATTGCCGTGGAACCGAGTATAAACCTTTTCTATCAACTTCCCGTTGGGAAGGCGATTAGGCGCGCACTCATGAGGTCAGGCATTGACTTGACACATGGGCAGGACATTCACAGGCAGGTTGCCTGTGAGGCCAGCACGCATGGCTGTTATGCCACACTCGATTTGTCGAATGCCAGTGATACCGTGTGCTACAACTTGGTGAAGTTGTTGCTCCCTCCTGATTGGTTCGATTTACTCGACTCGCTCAGGTCTCCGATGACTCTTTTTAAGGGTCGTTGGGTTAGGCTGGAGAAATTCAGCTCAATGGGAAACGGTTTTACGTTCGAACTGGAGACGGCAATTTTTCTTTGCCTCATCCTTGCAGTCCGAAATCTCCGGGCGATAAGAGAGCCTCTTGAGGCCCTCGTGAAACCAGGAGCTGACATCTGGGTGTATGGTGATGATATCATCATACCCACGGATTGGGCTGCGGACGTAGTTTCCGCGCTGACCTATTGTGGGTTCGAGACCAACGGGCGTAAGTCCTTTGTAACGGGCTCCTTTAGGGAAAGCTGTGGTGGTGACTTCTTCGGGGGCGTGGACGTTCGTCCATACCTTCTTGAGGAGTTCCCACATGCAGCGGAAGACTGGATCGGGGTTGTCAACGGTATTAGGAGAATGGTTTACCATAACGGTAAGCCTCATCCTGGCCGTAGCAGCCTTCTCCGGGCTTGGTTTGTCGCTCTGGATTGCATTCCAGTTCATGTACGAAGGTTACGCGGTCCCGAGAAGCTCGGTGACCTCGTCATCTGCGACGATGAAACAAGGTGGCAAACCCGTAAGCGCGGAAGCCTCAACTACATCAGAGTCTACCGGCCTGCCAAATTCCGAATAGTCGGATGGCAGCACTGGAAGCCCGATGTAGCTTTGGCAGCAATCCTATACGGCGCCGAGAAACGCAAGAGCTGGTCGGATCAACCTTCCAGTTCAAGAGGCGTCACCCCCAGAAATGGGGTTCTCGGTTACAAGATAGGATGGGTGCCTCTTGTTGACGCAACTAGTTCTTGGCTCCCTGAGCCGAAGATGGGAGGTCTTATGAGCCTCCCTGAACCAGCTGTGATCAGCAAACCCGTGAGGGTTCGCAGCCAGTGAAATACTGGCAACAGAGGCCCGCAGTAGAGAACTGCGGCTTTTGGGCCTGACTAGGCCCATGGAGG